GATCTGATCGAAGACGGCGTTGTGCATGACAATGAACGGGAAGGCATGGAAGAATCCTTACAGAATTATGAAGAACGTGTTAATATCGATCTAATCTCTCATGGTGTTGCAAACACCGGTAAGTTAAGTGATCAGAAGAGCGTTATTGATTTCCGTAGTCAGGCTAAGGATAAGTTGGCTTATTGGTTAGCTAATCGCCTAGACCAACTAATGTTCTTAACTCTGTCCGGTTATGATTATAACCATACCACTGGTGGAGCACAGCGTTCTTCTAGCGCTTTCTCAGCACTAGCATTTAATACTGATGTTAGCGCACCTACCACCAATCGTCATTATCGTGTTACTAATGATGCTTCCGGTGTATATACCGGTCTAGCAGCAGGAGATACCACCTCAGTAGATGCTACCGATACTCTGTCTTATCGTGCATTGGTTGATATATGCACTAAAGCAAAGGTTAATTACGTAAAACCATTACGTAGTGGTGGAAAGGAATTATATGTAGTATTCTGTCGTCCAGAGGCGCTGGCTCAACTAAAGAAGGATGACGAATATCAACGTGCCGTTGTTACCGGTCTACCACGCAGTGAAATGAATCCTTTCTTCTCTGGTGGAACCGTAACTGTTGACGGTCTTATTCTTCACGAGCATCGACTAGTGTTTAATACTACTGAAGCTACCGCTGGTGCTTCTCCTTATGGTAAATGGGGTGCTGGTACTGCAATCGAGGGCTCCCGCGCATTGGTGTGTGGTGCACAGGCTCTTGGTGTTGCCGACCTAGGTAATCCGGAATGGGCAGAGGAAACTTTCCAATATAAATCACGTTATGGTATTAATGTCGATAAAATGTTTGGTCTGGTTAAACCAAAGTTCCATAGTATATATAGTGATACTGTTGAAGATTTTGGTGTGATTGCATTGGATCACGCTATCTAGCAAATATAATACTCCTTGTTGATGAAGGAGTATTTTTACATTAACGTGATCGATGAGGATAAAAATAAATGACAGCTTTCACAGCAGCAAACTTAGCGGCGCGGATACAGCGTACTCCTGTAACTTCGCCTGTTAGGAAAATTCTTCGTGACATTAGCGACTCTGCCGTAATTACAGATGCAGACAGCGACGTACAAACTGCCGTAAATGTGGGTGTAGCAGGCACCGGAGTTACCGCCGTAGAGTACGGTGATGGACATAACCATACCACTGTATTAACCATAGCTGCTACCGATGCAGTAACGGTTGCCGATAACGCAGCTCTCGCCGATGGGCATTTGGTGTATACTTTTCCTGCCGGTGCTATTATCGTTAACTCAGGTTACCTATCCGCTGCTATTTCCGTAGCGGAAGATACTACCAACTCTGCCGCCGAAGCCGCTCTAGGGACTGTGGTAGGTGCGGGCGCTAATGCAACTCTTGGTGCAGTTGGTGCTACCTCAGAGGACATTTCCGGCCCTGCTGCTTCTATTACATGTGATGGTGCAGCAGAAGTAGTAACTATGCTTGCAACCGATATATTGATTGCTGCTGCTGGGGCGCATACTGTATTCTTCAATATTGCATCTACTTGGGGGAATACTGCCGGTACAGACCTAACAGGAGATTTAAGCGGGACCGCTGTGATCAATTGGAAGTTTGTAGTTTAACCTGGAAATAATACAATGGCAAAAAGAATTATCTCTAGGTTTCTAGATACAAATGGAGACGGAACCGGGACAAAAAGTGCGATTGGTGACTATTCTTTAGCAGCGGATGATTTTTATATAGAGGCAGGGGATAATCCCTTGGTTATTTCTAGATTAATCGTATCTGCTGAAGATACTACGGGTATGACTGCCCAAGAGTATGGAAATCTTGGGGCTGCTTTAACCAATGGCGTATCAATTTTAGCGGAACTTGATGGAACGGAGTACGATTTATGTGACGGTGTTCCAATAAAAACAAATGCTGGGTGGGGAACCACTTGCTATGATACCCAGATAACCGGGGCATCTTGGGGAAGTGGAAATGACGTTTTGCTTGTCCGATGGACTTTCTCTAAATCTGGAACTCCAATACTATTAGAATCTGGTGATAAAGTAATTGCACGTGTAAATGATGATTTACAAGGTTTACTTAGTCATTATTTTATGATACAAGGTTACGAAATTTACTAAAACATTAACTGATAATAAGAAAAATAAATACAAGGATGTAGAGAATTTGTTAGGAGATATAAAAATATGATCACAGAATTGGAACTTGTTCCTCATGTAGTAACTCCTGGAGAAAAGATCCAGGTACAAGAATATAATATTCGCAATGTCCATTTACACCAGGTGCTTAACACTATTAGCCGTAGCATGAACGCTATTATCGAAATGGATATGGGTAATAGTGGTAGTGGTCTTTCTCAAGGGGAAGCCTCCGCTATAAATGCAGATTGGAGCCGTATTAATACTGAATGGCAACGTGCTCTACAACATAGAAGCCTTGCTCCAACAGGAGGGTTGGAGGCTGTATATTCTATTCTTATGATGACTCAAAATCAGATGTTGATGATTCGGAATGTACGGGCACAGCGAGTAGTGCAAGCGTATTGGAACTTGGGAGAACGTATTATTAATTCCGATTCTTCTTCGCTTGAATATGATATTCAGACCGTTGATGAACACGATATAAGTGAGCATTTCGCCTATATTAATAGCGTTCTAAGTGATTATGTAGGCTTTATTTCAGGGGAAGAGTATACTCGTGGAATGATGATTCCCGCACACACGCATCTAGGCACCGTCAGTCCTCCTGAGAATATGGGAGAGTCCCAGATTCGTGAACCCGGTCCAGAGGCTCCTCAGTCGATTCCTGTACCTGATGTGCCAGACTCCCCAAGCACTGCTTCTACTCCAGGAACCAATACTAATGCTTAGTTAGTAAATATATTAGATCAAAAGGATTTGATTTAATTAATTGTTAAATGGATTTTAAATAATAACCAACTGATGATGAATAGGTAAAAAAATGGCTATAACTAAAGATCAAGGCCGTCAAGAGGCCATTACTGCTCGTGTTACTTTTACTTTTGGTACTGGTAACGATATAGCAGTTGAGGGAACTTATGGCGCAATCGACGTGCCCAATGATGCAATTGTAATCGGAGGTTTTGTGAATATCTCCGATGCTACCACTGCAACAGTGGATATTCATGTAGGCGATGGTGATGATGATAATCGGTACGCAGATAACGTAGATGGCGCTGCGGTTGCATTAACTGCTCTTACTTTAACTGGATATAAGTATACCTCAGCAGATACCATTGGTATTATGGTAGATACTGCCGATCCAGCCACCGCTGGTACTGGTGAATTAGTAGTAACTTATATTGTTGAGGGTCGTTCCTTCTTCGCCCAAGAAACCTAAAAGTGGTTTTGCCGGAATGGATTCCGGCTTTTTCCTTAATTTAATAACAGAATACGATAACTTTAGTAACATATATGAAAAGATTCAAATCAAGAGACGGACTAACCAAACGCCTTATTTATGGAGGGGAGGTTTGCCTTGTCGGCAATGAGTTTAGGGAAATACCCCAACATTTTGAATCTGCTGCTTATGCCGGAGGTTGTATCTCAGATGATATGGTGATGAAAGCTGCTTTGACCACAGAATATAGTCAAAAAGTAATGGATGCTATGCAGAATCGGGTGGAGTCCAGTACTAAGGTAAGAGATATTATTAAAGGCTGGTGTATTTTAGGAGATGCAACAAAATTTTATAAAGGTGCTCCTACACTGAAGGCTATACGCAATGAGTTTGGTTTCGGTGTAGAATTTGGTCAACAAGAAAGGAATACAGTTTGGAGAGGATTAGTAGAGGAAGGTTTCAAAGCTCCGGAGCCTGCTAAATGAACTTATTAGAGTTGGTAACTGCTGCAAGAGAAGACATATTGGATGACGAGGGCGGTTACGGTGTTGACTGGACCACTTCTACGTCTGAGCCATTACTTCGGTGGTCGAACACACAAATAGTTCGCTATCTAAACGAAGCTGAAAAGGAGATTGCTAGGAGAGCAAAGATTCTAAAGGAAGCTGAAAATCCTTCAGTAACACGGATAGCAGTAAAAGCGGATAAAGCTTCTTATAATTATTCAGATAAAATTATACAACCGTTACATGCAAAATTAGTTACTTCGGAACGTGTATTACAAATAATTTCAATAAAGGAAGTATTGGATCAAGGAGATTGGGATACAAGGACAGGATTACCAAGTTGTATAATTTACGATTGGAACTCAAATAAATTACGATTCAATGTTATACCAACGGAAGACGATACGTTACGGTTAATTGTATATAGGTATCCAATTAATTCGTTATCGTGGGATTCTACTACAGCAGATAAAATAACTCCTGAAATCCCGGAAAGACATCATTATTATATGATTTATTATGCTGCTTATTTAGCTTATCTAAAAGATGAAGCAAACACTGCTGATTTAGATAGGGCAGAATATTTTCTAAATAAGTTTGAAGAAGAGTACGGTCCCAAAGAGTCGGTATATTCCGAAACTAAGAAACGTAGGCGTCTTCCGGTTAACTCTCGTTATGGTGGCCTTCCTATAGAATATGAACGTTACAGACGGAATCCTTATGGATTAAGAGATGCCTAAACAACAGCGGACAGTCAAAACAGATAAGTTTAGGGGTTTAACTAATATAGTTGCTCCTAAAAGAACTCCTTTAGAGTTATATCATACAGCGGACAACGTTGATATAGACGAACAATTATCTTATAAAAAACGTCCTGGATATGAAAAAGTATATAGTGGAGCCGACGTAAACAGTATAAAATGTTTTAATAACTTTTGTTTATTTAACGATGATGGCTTACTAACTTGGATAGATGAGGCATTTAGTACGGGTACTTTAGGTACGGTAGCGAATACGGAAGAAATAGTATATTGTGAATATAACGGAAGTATATTTTTTAATTCATTTTCATATAATGGAATTATAACCAATAAAGCATATCAAGTATGGGCTGCACCTACGCAATCTACTGTAGAAAGGTCATATATAAAAGTAGACGGATCTTCTTATACAAAAGAATATGAGATAAACAGTGCTCCTGCTTTGGAAAGTAGCATTCCATTAGGGGATGTTATGGAAACTTTTTATAATAGAATCTTTATAGGTAACGGAACAATATTGTATTTTTCAGAACCATTTGCTCCTTCTTGGTTTGGTGGAATGTATTTTCAGTTTCCTAGTAAAGTAGTTTCTTTAATGCCTGTAAGTTCTGGCATGTATATAGCTACTGAACTAACATTATATTATTTATCAGGATTAAATCAAGAATCTTGGAAATTAAGTATCATAGATCATATACGTACTGTAAAACGAAGTGAACAATTAGTATCCAGTGAAGTGGTTAGAGTAGAAAATTCTCCACTAGGAGAACAATGGTTAATTACTACAGATAAAGGTATATTAGTACTTAAAGATAACGAATTTGTTATTAATTTAACAGAAGATAGAGTTACAATACCATTTTCGCCTTCAGGCGCTTCTGGTTATTTTCAACGTGATGGTGTGGATAGATATATTTCTATTCTAGATAATAACGATACTGATAGAGCGGTTTTCACTGATTCAGTGTCATCAACAGTAATAAGAAATGGGGTAGAATTGACATGACCAATGAAATCAACGCATCTTCGGACGATCTAGAATTTGGGGGAGTTTATAAACATGCTGTATTTCGTAAAGGGGTTCGGATTACTCCTTGGGAAGTAGCGGATAATCTAGTTGTAACCGAGGGACGTACTCACCTCTTGAGCGTAGGATTTAACCAGGGATCACAAGTAACTACCTGGTTTGGTGGGCTACTTGGTGCTGCCACTTCTCCCGCCGCTGGTTGGACTATGACTGATATTACCGAGTTTACCAATTATGATGAAGCAGTTCGAGAGTCTTACGTAGAAGATACTCCTGCTGCCGGCAGTGTAACTAATACCACTACAATGGATTTTACAATCAGTGTAGATAGTTCAACTGTATACGGTGCTTTTCTTTGTTCCGACAACACCAAGAGTGGTACTTCCGGTACGTTGATGTCGGCAGCTTTGTTTGCGAATGCTCGTGTACTATACGATGATGATGTATTAAAAGTTACTTATACTCTTAATACTGCTTCCAGTTAATTAAAATGATTCCAGAATTACATTTAACAAAAAAGGATTTTAAACTAGAGTGGTTTTCTGGCACGGGCAAAGGTGGACAACATCGCAACAAACATCAAAACTGTTGTAGAATAACTCATATAGATAGTGGACTTAGAGCACAAGGAACCGAGTCAAGAGAACGAGTTGCTAATCAGAAAAAAGCATTTATTAGGCTTGTTAACTTAATAATTGCTTATTACTCACAAGAAGAAATTAAACCAATTTCAGTAGAAGTTATTCGTAATTATCATGGTGTGCGTAATGATGTACAAGATAAAGCAAGTGGTGTTCATTCTTCTTACAAACATGTAGTGATTGATGGTATAATGGACGAGATGATAGAGGCAAGACGACGTGCTTGTGTGTGATGCAGGCTTACTCCGGCCCTATCAAGGTAAATGTATATCCTGAAAATGCTGGAGTAGCCTCTCGTACCTTTGTAGGACAGTATGTAAATATAGGAAGAATCTTACTTGGACAGTTACACAAAGGTAAAAATAAGGTAGCAAGAAGAAAACAAATACTTCCTAATGGAATCAAAATTGATGTTAGAAAGTATTATAGTATAAACGAAGTAAATATAACTATACCAATAGAACAACAGGAATTTATATTACAGTTTGGAGGTATATTATCTCAACCGGAATATATATCCAATGGTAGTATTATATATCCTAATACACCTATAATTAAATTTAATAGTCAAGGATTATTTAATATAGGATCGTATGCACAATATCAAAAATATAATTATACTGGTGAGTATTCACATGGAACAAATATTATGGATACTTTATCATTTGATAAACAAACTATTTATTATAAAAATAGGATACTGGTATCTCCTGAGCCATTAGGTAATTTTAATAGTTATTTATCGGAAGTAGGAATGGATTATGCTTCCGTTGGTTATATAAACAACAGAAGAATGTTTTTTGCAGTAAAGTTTCAAGAAAATAAAGAAGAACCTATAGCTTCTGTTATATACTCTCAGCTTTTACCTCCTGGTTATTCTGTAAATGATATTATATCGTATCGTGGTAGTTTATATCCATTGGAAAGATATAATATAAGTACAATAGATTATCCCACGATACCCAATACTAACTTTATATTACCTTACGTTTTCGATTTTACGAAAATAGAAGGAACTCCTAATTTTACAGAAGAAGGTGATTATGTATTGGAACAAGTTACAGACGAAATATATAAATATAATAATTATAAATTAAGAACTAATATACAAGATAATGCACCGATAGATCCTAATTTATGGTTACAACAGATAGAAACCGATTTTGTATTAAATAGTATAGAATTAGAATATCCATTATACGAATCAGGTCACGTTACCGATTTTGCAGATGCTATAGTCGGAAAGCCGGATGTTATTTATATATTTGGTGAAACAAAAGAGACGTTGGAAGATAGTATAGAGTTTACGGATACGTATGAAGCGGATAGTCCTACGTTTAGTCCGGAGGTAGGTCCATATTATCCAGATCCTTGTGGAATGGGACAAGAACCTTTATTTCATGGTAATATGAGATTGTATGCAGGTGCCGCCGGACAAATAGTACAGATAAACCCGGACACCAGGACGCAGGATGCTTCTACTTGTTTTAGAGATTTTCCTAATAGTACAAATACACAAACTGTATTCTTAGGACCAAATGCATATTCTCAAATATATAATTACGAATACGAAAATTTAGATTTTAAAGTTCCAAGTAACGCAGATGAAATTACTGGTTCTACAGGAAGTTTGAAGATATTCTCCAACCCAAAGATGGAGATTTATTTAGAAGGGCAACAGTCTGTAGCCAGGGATGTAGATTGTCATACTACTGTAGAGAAGCGTGGAGCTTATATAGCCAGCCGTAGTTATTATAATACAGTATATAAACCCGATCCAGATGGGGAGAGGTTGGGTAGGGATACCGGAGGCATGACTATTCCTCAATTAAGAAATATAGTAGATTACCGAAATCATACATGGAGAAAAGAGGACACTGAATCTACTTGGTTGGACTTTAGAACTAAATTCGGCAGATTGCCAGCTTATCGTGTAGAAAAAAATAACGTATTAGATCGTATCACTGGAGAGAATAGAGAAAGTGAAGTTATTAAAAGATGTAAACTTTTTATTGATAGAAGAAATCCAGATATATATTTATATGAAGAAATTATAGATAAAACGTATAACGATTTACATTATATAGAAGATTATCCAAATACCGAAGATATAGAAGAACAATTGGGTAGTATGGAAACCGACACTATTATATTAGAAGATTATTATGATACGGATAAAGATACAAGTGCACTAGTGCCATTCGATGGTTGGGAGGTATGGACACTGCCTTATGAACCTATAGGAAATGGTTATCGTTGGTTTACTACTAAGAAAGTATATCCGATACGTATAGTAAATTATTATGCAGTATATAGACCTATTAATTTTGACGAAGATGAGAACTCCTATTGGGAAGAAGATGCAGAAAAAACAAGATTATATTCTAAAGTATTTTATAGTGAAGTAGATAAATCTATAGATAACGTTACTATTAAAGAAGTACAACATGATCCAAAAACCGGATGGACTAAAGAAATAGTCGATGCAGACCCATTTTCGTATACAGTAGAAAACGACGGGTTATATTTCGCATATCCTGATCAATTTTATTCTTGGTTTAGTTACAATTATAATATACAAGATCATCAAGAACGTGTTCATTTTATATTACCTGAAGAACAATTATTGGAATTTGTAGATTTTACTTCTACACATACAAGTGATTTTTTTAATAACGTATTATTTTCTATCAAATATGATTTAAGTAAACGATTAAATAATAAATTTTCTACTGGAACTGATTTATTGTATCCAAGAGTTGAGGAGTTGATTCCAAGAGAATATGTTCCTCCTTTTGAAATTATTGAGATTACACCAAGTTCTACTAATTGGTTGGCAAATATTACATTAATAGATTTCATGAATAATAAAATTGGACAAGAAATTAAACAAATAGAGGACCAAAGTCCTCATTACGATGAACGAGGTGTAGTTTAATGGCTATAGGTTATAGTACAGATGTTAGGAACGATAGGCTTACTGTCGTAGCCGAGGCTATTGATGCTGGTGGTGCTGCTGGTAAGTTAAATATATATACTGGAACACAACCAAGTGCATCTGGTGGAGCGTTATCAGATAATACTTTACTGGTACAGATATTATTTTCATCGCCACCGCAAGCATCTGTTGCAGGTGGCGTGCTTATTTTAGACACTATTGCACAAGTTGTAGCAATTAATACCGGAACCGCTACATGGGCCAGGGCAACCGATAGCGATGGTGTATTCGTATTCGATAGCACTGTAAGTGCTGCTGGTGGCGGTGGGGACTTAATACTGAATACTACTTCGATTACAACCGGGGTGCCTGTAGAGGTTCTTACCGGAACACTTACAGAGGGTAATGAATAATGGCTACTACACTAACTAAATATGCTAAGTTGAAGGAATATCTTGGAGAAGGTATCGTGGATTTGGGAGATGGAACAATAAAACTAGCACTGGTAGCTGATACTTATACTCCAGATTATACTAGTACCGGAGATGCAATATGGGCTGATGTATCCGGAGACGAGGTAGCAACCGGGTCTGGTTATACTACGGGAGGTGAAACATTAACCACTATGACGGTGGATACGGATGCATGGGATGCAGATGATGTACCGTGGACCGCACTAACAAAAACATTTAAATATGGTGTATTATATTTAGTTGGTACAGTTGAAACTGTTGTAAATCCTCTAATTGCTTGTGTAACTTTTGACTCCAGTGCGATTACGGTTACTGCTGCGGATTTTGAAGTACGTTGGAATGCCAGTGGCATTCTTACTTTCTCATAAAGGTACATAAATGAGTACAGCTACGCTTTATACGTATGCAGATGGTAGTGCGCCGACCCGACTAACAGGCGATGCATTTGCTCAGTTAGAAACAATCCTTGACGCTGTACTTGTGAATGGGTACGGTGCAAAGTCTGCCGCAGGGTGGACAAAACATTATAGTGATGCATCCAGAGTTGCATATAGGATGAGTACTGCTGGTACTGCAACTGGTTTTTATTTTGTTGTAGATGATTCAGGCACAGCAAACTGGGCGGATGTATATATGGCAGAGGATGTTAATTCCGGGTCTGGGGTAGTAACAGACCCATTTCCATTATCATCTACCGTACACCGAGTTAGTCCAAATGCTTCGTATGGATATTGGAGAATAGTTGCCGATGATCGTGGACTATATTTATGGAATGATAACGGGTTATACACAACTCCAGGAAGTAATTTTAAACAATATTATTTTGGTGATATAAATTCATGGAACGAGGGTGCTGATTCTTATCATTGTATTGCTACACATAGTAAAGGAATGATTGCCTATCCAGGATATTATTTAACTGATGCGTCGGATTCATATATAGCTAGAGATTATACAGGGGTAGACAAGTCGGTTGAAATAGGTTGTTCAAGTTTAGCATATATGATGAATAACTTTGGAGGCACCGGATCAGGAGGTCCAGATTCCCTAGGAACAAAAAATATAACATCTAATCCATTAACAGGCAAGGTTACTCACTGTGAGGTGTATGTAGGCGATACTCTTCAAAAAAGTATTATTAGAGGAACTATGCCTGGGTTACGACATATTATTGAAAATAGACCTTACACGGACTTCACAACAGTTACAGGAGATGATGGAGATGACAATGGAAAGTCAATGGTAGTTTTTCCAACTACTCCTAATTCTGGAACCGGAGAATCTCTTGGACAGATGTTGATTCAGTACGATACTAACTGGAGAGCCTAATGGCAAATACGTTATTGGAAGGAATCGTAGGTGATACTTGGCCGGGGGACGATCAAGGAGACGGTACTATATATGGGGTTATTACAGCAGGTGGAGTAGAGTCTGATGATGTTGTGATCGTATTATCCGCATCCAACACTAATGTTGTAGTTATTGTAGAGGGAGTTAACAAATGTTGCGAATGGAGCGTAATCAGCGTAGGAAGTACGTTTTCTTTTCCAAATTTAAATGAAAATAATAAATATAGGATAACTGCATTTTATAAAGGTTCAGGTTATGAAGGATATAACTATAAAATATATGAACATCTAACTCCCGAAGTATAACACATGACTGTTTATACAGAAGATATTTCAAACGGGATTACGGTATCTGAGTGGGATGACTTAGGATATAGAAATCCTGTTAATTCTTGGATATATCAAGATTATACTCCTGTAACTGGTACAACAGCCGATATACTAAATATTAGTGCTACTGGTATTGGTAGCAATATATCTGATTACTATTGGAAGAACGTTGCAGATGTAGGAACCGAACGTCAATATGGAGAGGCTTTAATAGTATTTAGACCTAATTCATATCATTTAACTAATAATCTACAATATCTTCCTATTGCTTTTTTTAGTGGGAATATAGATGGAGCGGAAAAGCTATATGAATTGGCTTATTATCCATATGGTCCAGCAAATTTCTTTTCTATATCTTCTATAAGTAACCTTAGTCCAGTATCAACAACTTATAGTGGTGAACAAGGAAATAGCCCCTCGGATTATTTATATGTAAAGGTAAGGGTAACGGATGCGGGCGGGGGAAATACAAGGATACGTGTAAGGTCCTGGAAATATTTCACACAAGAACCCTTTGTGTGGGATATTGATACAACGATACCCGCGCTAAACGCAGGATTATGGGGATTGTCTGGTAACAATACTATAGATACTTCGTTTTTTTGGTATTCAGTCGCCGATGATGGAGAAGATCCAGAGTATCCAGAACAAGATTTCTCTATCCCTTATCTTGACTCAGTAGCATTTACAGAATTGACTCCAACATGGAGTCCTTATATTGTAGATCCTACTGTAGAAACTTTTACTATTACAGAGCAAACTACTGGTTACGGCTTATTTAGCACTCCTATTTCTCCTGCTGATTTTATAATAAGCGAATCTAGCCCGAGCAGCACTGCATTCGTAGTGTGCGATGTAGAACGATATATACTAGAATGTTACGAAAATTCATCTAATATAGTTGATAATATACAATCGGGTTATTCTCAAAGTTTTCCATTAAATGATGATTTATGTGGTGCTGTTATATCTGATATACCGGATGTAATTAGAATCATAGCTAGTAATCCTGCGTGGTTGCATCCCTATGATGTACCAGCAGAAGCAGTTACTATCACAGAAGTAGCTCCTACATTAGATTATGTATGGTCTATTCCAGTAGAAACGTTTACTATAACGGAACAAAGTGTATTTTTACCAACGTTTGTAAATTACTATATACCTTCCGAATCATTTACTATAACGACATTACAACCTCCTGTAATTGTAGACATAGCCGTAACGGAATCTGGAGACTTCTTAGGCGTACTTAATGCAGTTGAAGAATCCGGAGATTTTTTCTCAGGTCCATATAGTATACAAGAAAGTAACGATACATTATCTTTCGATATATTAGCAAAATTATATGGTAATTTTAGTAGTACAGAAGGACAAGATACTTTATTTGTTAACGTAAATGCCGGAACCGGTATAGAAGATTCTATAGTATTTACTACGGATACAACCAATAATACCGATAGCACTTCAACTCTAACTGAAACGTTGGGAGTAACGGAAGTCTCTACCGCTGTAGCTATTATTCAATTGATAGATACTTTAGTATTAACTCCTATACTGGCCCACGCCAGCATAGAATATATATCAGTAAGTTCATTATTTAATATAATAGAAAATATTGTTAGAGGGTTTGGATTAGCATTATCAGATACCGTAACTATTACGGAAGAAGGTATTGGTACACTTAATATTATTATGGAAGAAGACGTAACTATAGTACATGATTTAGATACAAGTACAATTGAGTTAGTTACGGATACGGAAACGTTATCTATAACCGATTTAATGTATCTTACTTATATTGAATTATTAACGGAAACTATAACGTTAACTGAAACTGAAACTGAATTAGTTAACACACTAACTGTTATCGCTGA